GTTACTATAACCATAATTTGAGGCATAATAACGTTTCTTTTCTGTCAACGATAAGGCATTCTCCACGGTCTGTGCAAACTTCTCACCTTCTGGTGAACCTTTCAATGCCACTTTGGTCATTGAAATGATTGCGTTTGAGACTTTCAGTTTACGTGACGATGCATCAGCAGGTATAAATTCACCAATCGCATTCTCAACATAGTTCTTTAAATCATCATAAGGTTTACCGTGCATCATTGGTAAGAAATTACTGTCAGTCAAACCTTTGAATCTTAAATATGGTTTCATGCCATCATACTGTGATGATGACTTTGAACTACCATAAAGACTCGTTGTTTCAAACAAACAGGTATTCATATCATACTTTGCATCTAACTTTTCTTTGACCCAATGTGAACAACAGATTGCGGCAAGTAACTTACCACCAAGGTAATTGAAACCAAATGGTTGTGAAGGCACAATCACAAAACCCATAATTGAGGTGTGATTAAATGACTTTGCAGATTCGGGTGTTTGAGAAAATACACCACCCAACATCTCATTACGTGGTTTCATGTTGATAACAGGAGAACCTAAACGAATGAAACCAACCCACTTCTTCGTATTCTTTTCTTGTACCGCCAAACGAAAACATCTACCAGGAATACTAGTCATATTTGAATGTGAAGAAATCATGTTCAAATAAATGTCCCAATTATTTTGTGGTAGTTCTACAAGTTCAAACTCCATATCTTGTGGGTGTATATCAAAGTCTGAAAATAAATCTTCTTCTGGTCCCATACCAAACAAAGTAGGAGGTCTTTCAGATAAAGAATTTAGTTTTTGATCACGAATATAATCATCAATTCTCTGAAATTTATCAAAGTATTGTGAATAGATGTTAGCACAATATACTGCTTGATCTTTAGTTAGATTCATAATTTTTAAACGTAATGTAAGTAACCACCGACAATATACTTTGGTCCGCCAACTGGTTTGAATGCCACATGTGGGTGTGTCCATAATGGCGGAAACATCAGCAAACGACCAGTTCTAGGTTGCACTTTGACTTTAACTGGTTGTCCTCTGTTCAGTTGAAATGCAGTTTCACCACCTTCTTCTACGTCATTCAAATACCAAAAATACACCAGAAATCTACGTGCTGAGGCATAGTCTTGTACATCAACATGAAACTTAAACTCATCTTGGTCATTTGGTAAATATCGTTTCATTCGTAATTGTTCATAACCAAAGTTTTCTGGCCACGACATTAAATCTATGCCAATATCTTTCTTGTACACGTCCATATAACTTTGCATTGTACCAACAAGATATTCTATTTCAGATTTCCAACTTACAATGTTTTCATTCAAATTCAATTCTGTAAATGAACGATGCCCTTCTAAAAAAGTTTCTCTTTGTTGTTTTGGATGATTCTCAAACTTCTTTATAACAGAATCACAAAATGTCTTAGGCAAAACATTATCATAATATTTCACGTAACTCATACTTTAAATCCTCCAAACTTATTCTTCATACCACTTAGTCGTTCACGATCACCAAACGAATTCAATGGTTTATCATCAACTTGACCAGCATCAACCAAATCTTCTTGTGCTGACTGTTCAACATCATACAGTTTCATCTTTGATCTATCAATACCCACCATGAATCGTTTGAATGTATTCGGGTCATTATATCGGTTCTTTAATTGCTTGACCATAATTTGATTCAATTGTTGCAACTCTTCGGTACTTATCAAAGCGAACATAAAATCAGCAGTTGCGGGTAGACCAAAGGATTCACTAGTATCCTCAAGACCTGGATCACTGGAGGTGAAGCCGGAACGTGTTGTCTGTGTGGCAGATACTATGGGTACCGAAAACTCAACCGCAAGACCCCTGAGTTCTTCCGCAATAGCCTTAATATAAGAATAACTATTGACATTCGCACCAGCCTTGATTCTAGCACTTGCACAAATGTTAAGATAATCAATAAAAATGATATCAGGTTTGAAACTCTTTTTTAGTTGCAATTCATTTAACAAAGAACGGAAGTGCAGTGCAGATGCCGCAGCAGTTGGATATTCTTTGATGATTAACTTGCCTTGTGTCTTTACTTTCAATGCAGAAAACTTACGGTCATAATCTTGTTTGCTGATAGAGTTCAGGTCTGCAATATCAATGTTCAATAAATTGGCATCAATACGTTCAGCAATTCGTTCTTCGGCCATTTCCATTGTGATATACAATACGTTTAGACCTTGAGACAAACACGAACCAGCAACGTGACACATGAACAAAGATTTACCAACGCCTGTGCCGGCCAAAGCAATGTTCAACGTTTTCTGTGGCAAACCACCTTTGGTAATCTTGTTGAAGATGTCTAGGTCAAATGCAATCTTTGTTTCGTGTTTATGATAAAAGTCAAACCGATTATCCGCATCTTCAACATAATCGTGACCAACGGATGAATCAAATGATACACCAAGTGCATCACTCAATAACTTTGGTATAGAACCTTTACTATCATTTTCGGATTTGTTATCAAGAATTTGTACAGACTTCATGATAGCATTATAGATTGCTTTATCTTGACAGAACTTTTCAGTGTTATCAATTAACCATGCGTTATCCGATTTCTCTTCTTTCTCTGCATTAATTTCACGAAGCATTTCAACTGAATCACGAACTTGTTGTTCGGTCAGTTTTTTAGATTCTGTAAAATTAATTACCAAAGATTCATAGGTTGGAAGATTCTTGTAGTGATTAATATACTCATTGACTTCTTCAAAAAGTATTTTCTCGGTATTGTCGGTAAAGTATTCCGATTTTATGAAAGGTAAAATCTTACGAGCATAGTCCTCATTAAATATCAAATTCTTTAATATCGTCGTCTCTAGTCGTTTCATTGGTTTGTTTCATTAAGATTTCTGTTAAGATGTCACCTATCATTGTATGAAATTCCTGATCAATTGTCAAGTCATGAACGCTGAAAGTGGGCGTATGTTCAATGGTATAATCAAAGTAGAGTCTGGCAAACTCACCTTCTTCTATTACCTTTGCTTTACCATAATGATACAGAACACCGGCATACTTTCCTTTTAGTATGCCGATGCCTGTTATCTGTTCATCATCAGATGGTATAAACTGATAATCAATATCTACTTTATACTTTGGAGACATCTTCTTCTTCCAAAACTGTATCTTGTCCAAGAATGCTACTATACGTGATCTCATATCGTTTCCTTACATATTCTTTAAATTTCTCATTAGCAAGAATATCATTCCAGAATTCAGCATTCTGTGTATCATCTAATCGTTTCTTGTCACCAATCTCACCTGTATCTTGGTTGACCTTTGCATACCAACCATTGGATGGTTTTTGTACAAAGTTACCTTCAAGTGCAATATCAAGTAGACCAGAATACTTATTGATACCACCATCAAATGAAACTGTCACAGGAATCTTAGACTTCTCACGAACAAAACGTGATTTCTCAACGTTGATGATGAAGTTATATCCTGTGATTTCGGTGCCGGTCTTTTCTTGCTGACGTCCAAGAATCCAAATTGTATCTGCTGAGTAGTAAGAACCTGTACCTCCGCCAACGATGTCTTTAGGATACAAACCAATCTCTTTGTAAGTATGATTCACAACAACCATTGGAATATCTTTGATAGTCAAGTGTGGTGTGACCATACGAAACAACGACTTCATTTGTTTTGCACGACTCATATCTGCTACAGACTTACCTTCTGTTGCATCATCAACTTCTTTCTTTGATGCTAGATTACCAATTGAGTCAAGAATGATAATAACTTTGTTACCTTTTTCAATCTGTTGTAACTGAACCATAATATCGTGTTTCAATTGTTCAACATCGGTAATTGGAGTATGCAACACACGGTCAGTGTCAATGTTGAATGTATCAAAGTAAGATTGTGGTGTACCAAACTCAGAATCATAAAATAGAACTACAGCATCTGAATACTTCTTCATGTATGCTGATGCCATCAACAAAGCAAATGCAGTTTTGAAGTGTTTTGATGGACCTGCAAACATAGTCAGACCTGGTGTCAGACCACCATCTAGATTACCTGATAGTGCCACATTTACAATAGGCACATCAGTTTGAATCATATCTTTCTCAGTAAAGAATTGAGACTTCGCAAGTATGGAAGTCTCTTTAATCGTTGAACTCTTTTTTAGTTTATCAAGCACACTCATTTTCTTCTTCCTCTATAATAAAATTTTCAAGACCTTGAAAAGCAGATTTCGGTCTTTCATGTCCAAGAATTTCGCAAAACTCTCCAAAAGTTACTAAATGCCATTTAAAGTTAAATTTTTCTGCTATTTCATCACAATGTTGTATAACTCTTTTATCAGGAATACGAAAGCCACGTATTATATACACTTCTTTATAACCGTATTTTTTATAATATTTCCATATCTTATGAGGTATTTTATCTTGTACTGAACCTTCGACATTTTGATTCGTACAGTCTGCATAAATTCTATTATCGATAATGAAGTCTATTTCTGGCTGTCTAGGTTTTTGTCTCTTAAAAGGTATGTTTTTTTCAACTAAGAAATCCATAACCTTGCGTTCTAACTCTTCACCACTTTTATTTGCTTTTGATGCGTCAGTTAATTTAGTCATAATTAATCCATAAGAAATTCTTCTAGGGTTGATGACATGTCTTTTTTGTGTGCTTCAATATTTTTGATATTGTATTTGGCAGTTTCAAAAGTAAAAGCTGGTTGTTGAATCTTTTGTTTATTGCTTGTGTCTGTTACATCATACCATTCTAAATCTTTATCTTTTGGATAATTCAAAGTCCAATTCAGAGATGACTTAGATTTCATTATACTCTTTGCTGTTTTATTAAGAGGATAGATGTAACGAAACATATAACCATTAATTTTTTTGATACCCTTATGTTGCATAAAGTCTTTAGTTAACCAAAAAATTTTAGGTTTGTTAGAAAAAATTGCATTCTCTTTACACAATTCTTTAGCTGACCTTGGGTGTAATTTCTCACCATTTTCCATCATGTAGACGCTTGTCCAATATTTTTCACCAAAATAAAAATTTGATGCTTGATACACGTAGCCACATTTCCCCATTATTCCATCTGCCATTGTGTATAGAAATAAACATTTAGTATTTTGTTTTATCCATTTTACAACACCAGAAATCATTTGAGATTCTGAATTTCTTGGCATGTCTTCAGACATACACATTTTACCTATTTCAAAATAATCTTTTGATTCAAGACCCGGAAACATCTTGTTAATGGTTTGTCTGGGTTGTGTGCCCCAACCTAAAGTTAAAACACCCTTTAGTTGTGCGTTTACAAAAAAACCTAAGAAGTGTTTTGTCAAAGATGGCATAACAGGAGAATAATGATATTTTTGGATAAATTCGACTGCAACAAATTTTGATATCGGCATTATTTCAAAATCATGTTTCATTCAGTTTATCTCCAATATCTACTATTTTATCTTTGTGTATCATAACTTTATCATCTACAAAGAATGATTCTAAACTAGGACCATCCCTCTTGTCAATCTTTTTCTTCTTCACTACCTTTTTGATTTCTATTTCAGGTTTATCTTTCTGCCTACGATATGTTTGATTGGAGGCAATTAGTAACAATACTGCAAGTGGATCAAATACTACAATAATAATAAAGATCACTAATCTAACTGCTCTATCAATCAAATCACGATCTTGTGTACCATAAACTACTTCAGCAACATACTTTATAGGCCCCAAGTCTGACTCAGCCTTTTTAATTTCCAAGGATATAGGAGACTTTTCTTCCGTAATTTTCTGTATTTCGGCCTGCGCCCTAGCAATCTCATCAGCCGCTCGTGTGCGCTCTTTCTGTTGGGCTTTGCGGATTTGGTTCGACCTCTCTGCCCCCCTTTCGTCCGACGAGCGTGCCATGACTTGGTCAACCGCCGCATCCAACTGCAAGACATTTTTGCGATTAGTCTCGATGTTCTCTTTGAGTGCTTTAATTTTTTCCTCATAAATCATTTCCTTCTCAACCAGTGGTGTGATACCAGTAGAATGTTCGATGTGTGCTTTGGACAGATAACCGAAGATACCCATCGATGTAATTGCCATGAGTAATATAACTGCAATTAAAAAATATAATTTCAATGCAGAGAATGTATCTTTCCAATGAGTATGTAGCCAAGATACTGTTACTAATTTTGCGGCTTCAAGTACAGAACCCATAATGATAATCGGCCAGTATGAACCTGGAAATATCTGTGCAAGGCCTATTACTGAATAGTATGCTGCAATAGTAGATAAAGCAATTGCAGTCAGAAATGGTAATATAGCATGTATCATGGATTACGTTTGTTATGTGGCACATCAAATACTAACGTGATGCGTACATTGTCTCCTATGTTTTTGGCAGAGTGTTCTAATTTATTATTAAACCAAAATAATGTACCTGGCTCAATAACTAAACTTTCATCTCCTACAGTATACACGTAACGACCTTGTATTGACAAGTGATATCTGTCTTTATTAAGGTAATAAGTGCCAAAATCCATATGTTTGCCAACTTCACCACCTACAGGTATAGAAAGAAATCCACACCGTTTAAAATCTTTGAAGTGTCGTTTCATAAATGAAACAGCTTCAGTATGTCGGTAATATGCTGGTGCTTCCATACAACCTTCAGAATCAAAAACATAATCACCAGGTTTATCAATCGTGCCAATTACTAATTGCAACACACCACTTTGACTTAGATATACATCTGGATCAAGTACCGTGGCATGTTGCAGTTCTTTCTGATAATTCCAATCAGACGCATGTTCTTCCAATTGTTTCTTTATCTTTGAAACATTAATACCAGTTTTAATTATACGAATATTTTTCATCCAAAAAAACTCTCCAATGTAAATTGTTTCTCAGCCTGCCAACCAACACAATCAAGAATAACTTTAACGGGTTCCAAAAATGTTTTTTCAAACTGAGTATCATAATCAATATATTCTTGCAGACCAAACTCTTTTGGTAATCGTGTTGGAAAAGAAACTACTGTATCTTTAAATGGATTAGGTGATTTAAGATACGTAAATTTTAATTTTTCACCTTCACGAATCAACTGATACTTTGTAGTCAGTTTCTTTTCATTTAGAAAATGATTATATAGAATTGCACCTTTAACGTGAATCGGTGTGCCTTTTTTATATAATGTTTTTGAATCTGAATATTCTTTCAGACCATTAAGACCACGTGGAAAAGAAACTTCTTCTACAGGTAAAGTTTTAAACTCTTCTCTAAAGTCTGCAATAAACTTTTGTATATCTGATTCTTCAGCAATCATCAACAACTTAATTAATTGCCTCATCTTCTCACGAACAGGTGCAGGTGTGGATGATTTGATCATCTCAAGACCCATAACTTTTAGATGTGGTTCATTATACTGAACACCTTCATTATTATACACGTTGAGAATGTAACGTTTCTTGGCAGTCCAGATACCTTTATCTGAAAGACCTTCACGTTTCATAATCATTTTTTGGTCATACGCATGTACATAGTCAGAAAGTTCTTTATAACTCTCATCAATAAACGGTTGAATTTTATCTTCACAAACCTTATCCATGAAGGAGATAATTGCTGAAGTTTCTTTTCCTTTTTTGTAGACACTATTAACCAACGGACCAAGGTTGAGATAAATTGAATCTGTATCAGAGGCGATAACATAATCTTTTTCAGTTTTCAGTAGTTTGTTTAGATATTGGTTTAGTTTATTTTCAATCCAACGAATAGACAACTGACCAGCAGAGGTAACTGCAAGTGCCTGTCTCAAATCGTAGAATCGGAAATACTGTGAACCCATCGCACCATAAGCAGAGTTCAATGAAACTTTCTTTGCTAACTGAAGATTATTATATCGTGCAATCAATTTCTCAATTTCATATTTTTTCTTTGGATCACTTTCATCTTCATAGTCTTGTTGTGACTTCAACATCAACTTCTTAAACTTCTTACGATCTTCATACATTTCTTCCATCATCGTAGGAAGAAAACCTTGTTTGTCGGTGCGAAAGAACTGACCATTAGGTGTCAATGTAACATTAGTAAGCCCAGAAGTATCTACCCGTTTCATTAACAAGTCATCAACTGAAACGCCGGTAGAAATTACTTCTCTCATTTCATCGGTGTAATCGTCTATATCAACCAAAGTTTCTGGTGAAATGTTATATTGAATCATCAAATGTGGATACAGTGAGTTCAAGTCAAATGATGCAACCCAATTATGTAAACCTACTTGCGGGTCTTTAACATATGCACCCTCAAAGGCTTCAGACTTCTTACTGATACGGCGTGGCGGCACAATTATCTTTTTATTGAGTAGGTAGGAATAGATCAATGCATCCCACATTCTCGTTTGTGCAAATACATCATCATAGTTACACTTGGTATCATATGCAAGAGTCAAAGCCAATTCAATCAACTTCAACTTATCTTCCATCTTCAAAATCAAATGTACGTCTTTAATATTATACTCAATAAACAACTGATAGTTCTGTTTATAAAGTTGGTGCAGGTTATCATAGTCATCATATGCAATCTTACCTTCACCAAGTTCTACTTGTGCAATATTATCCAGCCGATATGATTCTTGTGACTTACCACCTGGCGCATACCATTGGTATAGTTCCATGTAATCAAGTGCAGCAACACCGACAATATCATAAACAGTTTGTTCTCTGCCTTTAAAAACTGTTTTGCGTTCAGAATACACACCCCAAGGTGATAGTTTCTTAACACTATCTTCACCAAGTACACGTGTCAAACGATTAACAATGTAAGGTATATCAAAGAACTTTGTATTCCAACCAGTTACAACATCAGGACAATTATCAGACCAATCAGTAAGAAACTTTTTACATAGATCAATTTCATCTTTGCATTTAATATAGATTTCTTCACCTTGAACTTTATATTCACCACAACCATAGACTGTAGTGCCACCATTCAATTGGTGAATTGCAATGGCAGTGATTGGTTCGTGTGCTTTATATGGATCAGGAAAACCATTATCTGAACCAACTTCAATATCAATTATTGCAACTGATAGATCAGAAATATCCCAATCAATGATACCTCTATGGTTGTCAGCAATGAATGCGTATTCATACCTTGTATTACCATAGATTTTAAAGTTTGAAACTTCTTCATAACGTTTAACAAAGTCTCTTGCCTCTCTGATAGTTTCAAATTTCATAGCCTCCAATGGTTCATTAAACAATGAACGCCATTCGGTGGATTTGTTAGACTGTAAAAACAAAGTCGGAGAGTATGGCACTTTGCCTTTAACTCTCCGACCGTTGTTTACACCACGAAACAATATGTTGTTACTGTGTACTGCAACATTCGTGTAGTATTTACTCATTCATAGTTTTCATTAGAGTTTTAAACCAGCAGGTGCAATTTCAATGCGACTGAACATTTTACGATATTGTTCTAACAGATCACTAACTGGAGTTGTGACACAAAATATATTATCGTGTTTGATATGAATTCCCTTATCAAACTCTTCAGTGTATGCAAGATATGGTGCAAACCCTACACCACCTTGATCACTAGCATTTCGTGGTGGAACAGCAATTACTTGAACTGGATTCTTTACTAATAAATCAAGATCATCTTCTTCAACAACTTCTGCGATGATTGTTTGTTGTGTGTTGAATGTGATTAGTTTAATATTACTCATGCTGCTACCCTCATAGAAGTTTCAAGAACATCAAGTGTTACCCATTTTTTAGGAAATAACATCTCACGACCACGGAAGTCGGCAATGTCATACGTAGGATCGTCAACAAGACCGATCAACTCAACCATATTATCAAACTCACGCAGTACAACATCATACTTATATGCTCTAGGATACTTCGGATTTGTTTCTGCGATTTGTTTCGCTACTCTTGTTGCGACACTCATATTAACTCCATAAAATTTGTAACTGTGACCAGTATATCAAGACTCTCATTCTTTGTCAAGTTTATGTGCATCTATACCGCATTTTTTTAGAAATTGTGCCCCACCATCAGCACGTGGATATTCATTCTGGTAATATACCTCTTTGATTCCTGCTTGATGTATGATTTTAGCACAGTCTAAGCAAGGTTCATGGGTAACAAACAATGATGCACCTTCGGAAGAATTGGTAGAACGTGCAATCTTTGCCAGAGCATTGGTTTCGGCATGAAGCACCTCACGCTTAGTTCTTTTTCGTGACCAACCATGAACAGTTTCGGTAAAACCATTTTGTAACATCCATTCATCAGTTGCATAACATTCTTCTTTGAGGACATATTCAATATCTTCACAGACATTATCCCAACCCGAAGGCATACCGTTATACCCGATACCAATGATAGTGTTGTCTTTTACGACCACGCAACCGACATGAAGTCTAGTTGCTGAGGATAATTCGGCGTAAACCTCTGCCGCTTTCATATGTGCTTGTATAAATTTAGTTTTCATAATATAAGTAAGTGTTCACTTCACATATAGCATTATGGAGATTTTCTTTCGCAACTATTCACCGACAACTTCTTCTTTTTTCTTTTTCTTAAATTCCATTTTTGGTGCTATAATAGCAGCGATCATAGAATCACGAAAAACATTTTTGCGCTCACGCTCCATATTGATCAACATGACCTTCAATGGTTTTGTCATTTTAAAATTTGAATTAGGTTTCATTACCATGCCCAAGAAACGAATGAGTATCTGGTACCTTCTGTTACCAGTTTGACCTCATGTGGATATAAAAAGTTAGAAGGAAATATCATTATCTCACCTGCTTTTAACTCAACAACTTTATCATTCCAAAATACAAGTTCGCCACCTTTGTAATCATTATTCAGAGAACCTAAAATTGAAAGTGTTGGAATACCTTTACGTTGACCATCAAACATAGAATGGATGTGGTCACAATGAAGTGCCATTTGTGTGTCAGTACGATAACGATTGAAACGAACTTCTGAGTATCCATTCCAACTATTATACCATTTAAATTTAAAGTTTTTTTGATACTGTTGAAGAGTATTCCATATCTCTTTCATAATTAAGTCTTTGGTTTCAATCTGAGAATATGCAATTGAAAGTTCATGCTCATAGGAATGAAATGTACCATCTGATGAATTATAAAATTGATGCGTCTGAAATTCTTTTTCTTTTTCTTCCAGAGCATTGACCGTTTTAATGCAATCTTTTTTAGAAAGCACTTTATAAACTTTGAGATACGATTCTATATTTCTATCCATTATATACCTTTCAATAAGTGGGGCATAAAGCCCCACCGTTTATGCCGCTTCTTTTTCTTGTAGAAGTTGTGGCTTAAACTCTTTTAAATCATTACCAATTTCAATCTTGCGTGGTTTTTTATGTTCTGGAATGATGTTCTCAAGTCCAACACGTAGAATACCATCTTTGATTTCAGCACCTCTAACTTCAATGGTGTCTGCGATTGTGATTACTTTGGTGAAAGACCGAGTGCCGATACCACGATGTAGATATGTTGAATCGTCTTTGTCTTTCTTATCACCTCTGATTGTCAAGTTGCCTTCTTGCACTTGAATATCAATTTCATCTTTTGCAAACCCTGCAACTGCAAGTTCTACCACATACTTATTCTCATCTGCTTTGATGATATTATGTGGTGGAAAATTACTTACAGGTTTAGTGTCATTTAGAATTGCTTC